ACTGTGCTTGTTCCTGTAGTAGATGAACTACCACCACTTATTCTTGGACTTAAAATATCACCCCACACTGGATTACCAGGTGTTGCAGTATTTAATGGATGCCCCGCTTCGGTGTATCCATCTGGGCCGTCCCAACCCATGAATTGTAATCCATGTGCTGAACCAATGTGTGTTCCTATACTTTTATTTATAACATCTATAAAAGTAATATTAGCATATTCACGTATTGGCCAGTGGTTTTTAAATTTAAGATTATCAAAGTGATCGTATGCCCACAGCTTATTTGATGCTTTAAGCCAATTGTAAGATTTTTCAACGAATGTAGTTAATGCATCTAAATTGATATCACGTTTAATCACTTCGATATTAATTGCAAACGGTAATCCATCACGCTGAAACCCTGGCTGATTCTTTGGTTGCCCATCAAGTAACACTTGAATAAAGATTAAAATCTCACCAAAGAATACGAACCCGGCTGGATGAATCAATCGTGTAAATGCGTTCTTCCACTCATCAATATTTTTACCAGTTTTAAGTACGTATGAGAACTTCTGCCAAAAATGTGAATCTTGTATGATTCTGTTATCAGATATGAATGAATCAATATTGTCAAACACACCACGCTTATAAACTTGAACTATATCACCAACCTGTAACTCAGATTCGAATACAAGCTTGGTCATCATATGATCATCATGCATTCCCCCAGTCATTACTTCCTCTGATTGTACATATGCTTCAGTGTATACATCATTAATAAATACTACATCGTCATCAAACCGCGGCATAAATGTATTATCATCAGGTTCAAAAATAATATATGATGCTGATGCAATGGTCCAAGTAAATGATGGTGCGTACTTAGACTTATCAGCTATAATACCTTCCTTTCTGTTAAGCCACTTACCATCTGATGGGATCATCATCTCATCTTTAGGGAATGATACCTCAACCTCTTCATCATAAATTAATTTAAAGAATGCTGTAATAGATTCGGGGGTACCTCTACTTCTATAGAACTCTACAAGATGTTTATAAAATAAATGAGGATCAGCTTCAAATGTTCTTGGAATAGGTGTACCGATCTCATTCTGTAATTCATTAAGAAGAGTAGTTTCAATTAAATCAATATCACGCTGATGGTCTAATTGGTTTAAGTAGAACCCTGATTTATTAATCTTTTCAAGATACAACGCATAAACAGTAATAAAATTTGTTAACTCTGGATACTCAGTACTAATATGTTCTGGTACTAAGTCATTAACAAATGATGAGAAATTAAAACTCATTAGTTATTTACCGTGTTATAATCAATACCGGCTGAAGTACCGCCGGTTGCCATTGTATCAACTTCACCGGTAATTATAGCATTGGTAACATCGATAGATAATAATTCATTTCGCGTTGGTGATATATCTGATGAAGCAGGTTTAGTCATTATTTTAATAAAATCAATATCAATGCCTGGAATTGATTGTGGTGCAAACCCGTTTAGTTCTACAATACCTGCGTGTTTGTCAATTACTCCAACATTTGCATTTAATATTTTACCAGTATCAGATATAATTTGAACAATATGTTTATTTTCTTCAGTGTCATAATAGTCTTGAAGAGATGCTAAGGAATCTCTATACATGAATAGTGTTGACTTAATGATGTTTGTTTGCCCGATCTTTTCAGTTATTGATTGGTTAAAATCAAACTTATAATACTTGTCTTCGCCTAATGACGGAGTAAATATCTTATGCATTGTTATACGAGTAATGTTTGATATAATAGCAATATTTGAAGCATCTATCTCTTTAAGAAGATTTGAGAATCTAAATACACCACCAAAAATCTTAAGATTGGTGTTATTATATTTAGTTAAAATATCTCTAATACCTTCCGCTAATTTAGATGAAGTTACATTAGCAACGTTTGGATTAAACTTAAAGAAGATTTCCAGATCAATGTAGGTATATTTAGCATCAACTAAGATTGGTGTTATTGATACTACATTCTTAGGTTTAAGATACTTTGTTATAATTGTTTCTTTATCTTCTTTAGATAAAGACTCACCATCTAACGGCTTAATTGAAATATATACCTTACCATAATCTGGTGGAATATTATCTTCTCCACCCCACACAGTCAATGATTCGATATTGCCGTATGAGTTTTGAATAATAGCTTTATAGTCATCAGGTGTTACAGCTCTATTTTGAGCAACGAATCCTAATGGCGCGTTAAACTTAACCGACTCAGATGATTCTAATGGTGCACCGCCAACTGCTAATGCCACAGTTGATACATTAGCATCGGTGTTACCACCAATAGAACCTGCTAATGAAAATACCGTAGCGCCATTAATATCCACCTCATCTAAAGACGTATAAGATAATTTAATAATATTACCAGGTGATGGTTTCTTACCAATAATGCCATCACCAAATCTGATTTCATAATAACCAGTTCTCGATTCTTCTAAAAAATACACCGCAGATTGACCATTGATGTTAGTAATATTTACTGATTTAGCGTAGGAGACAGCATCAGTGCTTGTTGCTGATTCATATACTTCTACGATAAGCGATTCGGTATTAACATTAGGATTGTTTAAAACATACTTTTCGAATCCACTATCGTCGTAAATATATTGACGAGTTACAGTAGTACCTTGCTCTAATTTAACATCGTTAAAAATAAACTTGCCGTTAATATCAGCTACAATAGCATCTGATGTTTCTGAAGCAATAAGGTTATACGTAACCGAATCAATAATAGTTGTAAACTTAGTACCACGATCAATCGCTAATGACCCACTTGGAACGTATGGTGCAAGCAATTCAATATCAACAACAGCCCTTGATGGCGTAGCAGATCTTGGTGTATATGATAATAGCTTAGCATGAGATACCACACTCTCTCTCAACTGTGCAGTATCTAGGAATGTTTCGTTTAACGCAAAGTTAGCGTTAACAGCATTAATATGAGTAATGTATGATAATACATCAATCATTGTACTCATTGCGGAGCCTTCAAAGTTATAGTCTTGGAACGCGCCAGGCTGTTCCTTCATATATGTTATTAAATTAGACTTTAATGTGTCAAAGTCTAATTCAGCTGCATTGATTCTTCTATCTTGTGCCATTATCGTAGTCTCTCTAATGATGTTGAAATATCAAATATATCCGTTGTTGAAATAATTTGTACTGTTAATGTTATATCAACCGCGTTGTCTTCTGGTTTTGTTCTAATATTAACATTAATAATTTTTACACGTGGTTCGTAATTTGTTATTGCCATTCTAATTGCAGACGACATAGCAGCTGCTGTAATGTTATTCATATTCTCAAAAAGATATGAACGCAAGTTAGCACCAAAGTATGGTTTGAATGGGCGTTCACCCCAATTGGTATTGAGTATATTCATCACGCTTTGCCTTACAGCGTTAACGCCCCTTTTAGTGGGTACGTCTTTGATATTAGGATTAACCGTAAAGATTAAATCTAAATCGGTGTATTCTTCTTGTCGTGCGGTTATGTTTGGCATATTGTTATTTATATCTATTATCCACCGATGAACACATTACTTGAACCACTGATCATTGCGCCAGCATCAGTAGAATCTCCTACTCTCGCTGCAGCAGGTCCAACTATAAAAACTGAACCAGATCCTGCATTAACTGCTGCAACGTGAGAAGGGCATAATGGTGGAGCAATCGTATGAGATACGGTTGAATCTCCCACTCGTGCTGCCAATATACCATTAATAAAAACAGTACCTTGTCCCGGAGTTGCCAACGTAGTAACTCCAGTACAACCATGTCCTGTACTTAATGAATCACCTTTTCTTGAAGCACTAGGCATTAGTTTATATCTATCTTAGGTGCAGTGAATCTCATATTACCACCAGAGGTAACATCATACGTACCAGCAACTTCAGTTTTCATATTACCAGCAACTTCAGTTTTCATATTACCACCAACAGTTAATTCAGCATTACCTTTAATATCGACAACCGAGTTGCCTGATATAATAACTCTTACATCACCTGTCACTTCCAGTGTATCGTGGCCTAATACCACCTTATAGTTATTATTAACGACTCTCTCGACACGCGATCCATTAGGTTGAATCTCATACGAAGTACCAGACATATGTCTTTCATGGATTCTTTCTGCACCATACGTATCATCATACTCTTTAAAATGTCCTGACTCTGTAGCATAAACATGGTTGTAAGGATACTCTGGAGCGTATGCAGTAGATGGTTGAAGTGTTTGTAATGCATCATCCTGATAATATGGAAGTTCTCCTGCAGGATTACCATCTTTATCAAACACCGGTCGCATCACTAAAGTATTTTTTACATGGTCGTTGTCTCTAGCTCTTATATGTATGTCTGGTTCTGATTGTGCTGTAGGGTATATACCATTAGGATCTGCAAATCCTTTTTCTATGTTCGGTTTAATCTCACTAGATACTGTAGGTAGCGTGCCAATAA